TTAGCGGATAGAAACACGACTACAGATTTGGTCATTCTCTACTACAAGAAAATACCTGCATTAAGCATTGCAAACACTTCTAACTGGCTTTTGACTGCCCACCCTGACCTGTACCTTGCCGAGGTACTTGCAGAGGCTTATGATGTGATTAAAAACGAAGCACAAGCACAGAAATGGTACAACAAAGCCGTCATGCTTGGTGAGCAACTGATTGATTCAGACAAGCGTGGTAAATACTCTGGTTCAGCTATGCGCGTGGTAGGTGTATGAAGCTATTAGGCTACGCCCCAGATATTGACCAGACCGTAGAAGGTGTCATTACAGACTGCTCTGCGTTCATCCCTACAGAAAAAGGTATGCAATCAGCACCTAGCGCACAGAGTACAGGCGTAGATGCTCTGGCTGCGGCTTGTTATGGTGCAGGCGCGGTGCGTAAGCTGGACAGCACAACGCGCGTTATCGCTGGCACAACTACAAAACTTTATGAATTGGCAGGAACGACTTGGACAGATGTAAGCCGTGCTGTTGGCGGCGCTTATGTTTTAGGCAGTGGGAACTCATGGCGGCTGGCACAGTTCGGTGATACTACGTTGGCAGTGTCAAAATCAGATACGCTGCAATACAGCTCAAGTGGCGCATTCGCTAACGTCACTGGCGCACCTAAAGCCTCTATCGTTGAAACGGTAGCAGGGTTCGTGTTCCTGTTTGACACCAATGAAGCAAGCTTCGGCGATAGCCCTAACAGATGGTGGTGCGCTGCACAGAACAGCTATACCGACTGGACACCTTCTATTGCTACACAATGCGCGTCAGGTCTGCTGGTTTCATCACCAGGCAGGATATATGCTGCTAAACGTTTCGGTGACCAAATTGTTGTCTATAAAGAACGTGCCATGTATATTGGAACATATGTAGGTACGCCTCAGATATGGAACTTTCAGCAAATACCAGGTGAAGCTGGCTGTAACTCGCAAGAGGCTGTAGTCAATATCGGTTCATCTGAAAACCCTATTCACCTGTTCATGGGCGCTGATAACTTCTGGCGCTTTGACGGTGCGCGACCTGTTCCGATTGGCGAGGGCGTGATTAAAAAGACTGTATATGCAGAGTTTGACACAGCATATGCTTATCGCGTGAAAACAGTGCATGACCGCCTTAACTCACGTGTTTACTTCTATTATCCAAAAAAAGGCGCTAACGGTGATATTAACAGTTGCGTAGTCTATCACTACAGGACTAATCAATGGGGCAGGGATGACAGGACAATTGAATCTGCGCTTGAGTATATATCAGGCGGAATTACATGGGATACGATACCGTTTTCAACATGGGATACCATCAGTTCTGCATTAAGCTGGGATTCTTCTTATTGGAATGCCGGCTCTTATTCGCCTGCAATATTTGACACGACACACACGCTTAAATCTCTTGATGGTACATCGACCAATTCCAGTTTTACTACTGGTGATTTTGGTGATGACTACAACTATTACCTGTTATCACGAGTTAAACCACGCTGGTTGACTAAACCGACTAGCGCAACCATGACTAACTTCTACAAGCAAAGTGAAGGTGACAGTTTAACGACTGGCATTACTACCACAATGGACAGGTCACGCTTTGACTTGCTGATTAGCTCAAGGTGGCATCGTTTGCAGTTCAACATGGTAGGTAATGCGGTGTTAAATGACATTGAAGCAATTTATACGCAGGATGGTGAAGAATAATGGATAAGGTAGCACTCAAACAGTTTGCTACTGCTGAATATAACCGTTACAGCTATAACAACGTACTGACGCAGGTAGAACAGCAGATTAATCGCGCTGCTGATGGTTACTTATTCCCACCAGTAGCAATCACAGCTAATTATACAGCGAACTATAACGATGGCGTGATTCTGGCAGATGCAACAGCAGGCAATATCACAGTTACGTTAAAGCCTGCTCTGGAAATGACACAGAAACGATTAGTAATCATCAAGACAGATGCTAGTGCAAATACCGTGACAGTTGACGGTAACGCAGCAGAAACGATTAATGGCGCAGCTACTAACGTATTGGCTGCACAGTACGCAAAAATTGAGATATGCGCTTATAGCGGTGCTTGGTACATCATATAAATGCAGGTATCTCTCGTATTGCCAGAACACTATGATCTGGTATGGCCTGATATACATGAGTACATGGAAGGTGCAGCCAAATACACTTTTGGCAGATTTGAAGCCGATGATATTAAAGCAGGACTGTATGAAGGCAAGCAGCAGTTATGGATTGCGTTCGATGACACTATCAAGGGCGCAGTCATTACAGAAATAGTGACTTATCCTCGCATGAATACCCTTGTTATGCACTTTACAGGGGGCATAGACCTTAAATCATGGAAGGCCGATATGTTGGCATTACTGCAACAATTCGCGCGTGATAGAGGCTGTAATTCAATTGAGAGTTATGGGCGCAGGGGATGGGAACGAGTATTTAAGAATGACGGTTTCAAGTCACGTTTTATGTTTTACGAGCTGCCAGTTTAAAAATTCTAACGCCGTGATGGCGCTGAAAGGTAACAAATGATTAGTTTGCACAAATGGGTTAATAACCTTGTTGAAGGATTCACATTTTATGGTGGCGGCGGTGGCAAGGGTGGCGGCGGTGGCTCTAACTCTACTACCGTACAGAAAGCAGACCCGTGGGAAGGTGTACAGCCTTATATCAAGGATTATCTGGCTCTAGGCCAAAACGTCACTAAGAACCCTTACCAGTTCTACAACGGCGATACGGTTGCAGGATTCTCACCAGAGCAGGAAATGGGCATGAATCTTGGCACACAACGTGCGATTGCTGGCAGCCCTACACTTAACAGCGCAAATAACAATATCACCAATACGTTAAACGGAGATTATCTCAATCCTAATTCTAATCCATACCTGCAAGGCACTGTAGACCGTGCTTTAGGCGATGTGCAGTCACGGGTTAATTCACAGTTCAACAATAACAACTTCGGTTCTACCGCACATCAGGAAACACTACAGCGCGGACTTGGCGAGCAGGCTAACGCTATCTATGGACAGAACTATTCTAACGAGCGCAATAACCAGCTACAGGCTGCGAACATGGCTCCGACATTGGCTGGTGCTGACTATCAAGATGCTAACTATCTGCAAAGCATCGGCGCTCAACGTCAGGGCTTGGCTAATCAATACCTTGGCAATTCATCAACGGCATTTAACGGTGCTGCCCAGTTCCCTTATGACCAGTTATCACGCTATGGCGATGTAGTCAGGGCAGGTCAGGGCGTAGGCGGTACTACAACGACAACCGCACCTAATCCTAATCAGTCAAATCCTTTAGCAAACGGTTTAGGTATGGGGCTAGCAGGTTATGGGTTAGCTAGTAATGGGATATTTGGTGCAACTATGGCAGCTAATCCTATCTATGGTGGTCTAGCTGGCGCCGCTACTGGCCTTTTATTCTCTGATGCCCGCCTGAAATCAAACATCACCAAAGTAGGTGAACTTCCTAGCGGTTTAGGTGTATATGACTATGAGAAATTCGGCAAGCCTGAACGCGGTGTATTGGCGCAAGAGGTTGAACAGGTTATCCCAGAGGCGGTGCATGAGCACCCAAGCGGATACAAGATGGTTAATTACAGTTTATTAGGTTAGGAATAGATATGGCACAAACTTACGCATCACAGCCTCAAGGCGTTCAATACTATAACGGGCAACTTTACGCAGGCAACTTTCTGCCGCAATATGGCTTTCTAGGTACGCCTATTAACACGCCAGATAGCACGAATAAAAATACTACTAATAACCTGCCAGCTTATAGCTATAACGGCTCGATGTATCAAAACCCATTCGGCACAGCGATGAGTGGTACACAATCAGGCACGCTACAGCCTTATGTAAACCGCATGACGCAGAACGCTTCTAATGCGCTGTATGGTGGCTTGCTAGGCTATTCACCCAAGTCTGTAGTGGCAGGTGATGCTGGCGGTACACCGCAGAACAGTTCAGTGCCACAGTTTAACCTGCCTAGTGCTATCCCGACTACTGGTCAAGGCTTGAATTTTACAGGGTTCGGCAATCGTTCATGGATGGGGAAATAACATGGGTTTATTAAATGGATTAATGCCAGGTGAAAGTTATGGTATTCCTGACGGTACAGGCGGTATGCCTTCATCAGTAAATGGAATGCTGAATAACCCTGCATTGCAGCTAGGTCTTGGTATCTTAGCCAATAATCAGGGTAATTACGGCTCATTCGGTGCTGCGATTGGCAAGGGTGGATTGATGGGATTGAGTAACCTGCAAAAACAGCAGGAAGCGTTAAGACAGCAAAAGCTGATGGAATTGCGCGATAAGCAATTCAACCAAGAATACGGCATGAAACAGGCTGAATTTGACCAGAAAAAGACACAATACGACCAACAGGAAACGGCGCATAACGAGTTCGATACCAAGTTCCCACAGTACAAGGGATTATCACGCCTAAACCCACAGGCAGCGATGAAAATAGCATATCCAGAGGCGATGGCTAAAGCGGTTGACCCTTACTACACCCCTATCCCATTAGAGAACGGATTGGCACGATTTAACAACCGTACAGGCGATATGGAGTTAGTTACATTGCCTAATGGTCAAACAGTAATGAAAGCATCAGATTCACCACGCTTGCAAGGGCAGATTCAAGGCGCTAAATCACAAGCACAGGCACAATGGAAGCCTAACGATATGATACCTGGCACAATCTCGACTGATGCACAGGTAGCAGGTGCGGCTCGTGGTGGTTTACCTAGCTATCAAGGAAATATGCCATATCCTCCAACTTGGAACGGTCAGCCAATGGGCGCTCCAGGCACTACAGCAACAGATATGCGTGAAGGCGATGCTAACGTCAATGTTGGAAATCCAGCCATACCACAGCGTAGCTCGTTAGGTCTGTCTGTACCTACTCCTGCACAATTAGCAGCACAAAAGAAAGCTGCTGAAATGCAGGCAGAAGATGCAACTAAAACCAAGCTGGATCTACCTAGTAATATTGCCAATGCTGAAAACACAGTAAAACTTGTTGATGAATTGGTAGGCTCACGCGATGGCACGATTAAACCGCATAAAGGATTTTCTTCTGCAGTTGGTTTATCTTCAAAAATTGACCCAAGAAACTACCTTGCCGGCACTGATGCAACTGATTTTAATATCAGGCTTGACCAGTTAAAAGGCCAACAATTCATGCAGGCTTATCAGTCATTGAAGGGCGGCGGTCAAATTACAGAGGTTGAAGGTAAAAAGGCAACTGACGCAATATCACGTATGAATAAGGCTGCATCTGAAAATGAATTTACAAAGGCGGCAAGGGATTTTCAGGATGTGATTCAGGCTGGCGTTAATCGCGCTAAATCTAAAGCAGGCGGTAATATCATGCCACAGAATGAAACTATGCCACAGCGTACCGTAGTTAAGCGCGGTAAGTATGGAGGTAAAAACGTAGTGCAATATTCAGATGGGAGTGTTGAATATGCCAATTGACCCACGACTGGTTAAATGGGAAGAAGATTCCTCGCCTAAAATAGACCCAAGACTTGTTAAGTGGGAAGATGTAAGTGCAGAACCTGCACCATCACTAGGCCAAGAGATTGCTACAGGTGCTAAAAACTTAGGCGCTGGTGCTATTCGCGGTGCTGGCTCTATCGGCTCAACTATCCTGCTGCCTGCTGACATGATTAACCAAAAGCTACGCGGTGAAGATTTCTTTTCAATGAAAGATAACAACCAGCGCAGGGCAGGCATTGATGCAGGTCTTACTAGCTTAGTAGGCTCTGACCCTAACAGCGGACTGTATAAGACAGGCAAGATAGCTGCTGAAATCGCAGGAACATCCAACATGGGCAGTGTGATTGCCAAACCATTAAGCGGTGTTGCGCCTAGACTTGCTAACGCTATCTCAAGCGGTGGATTTAACTTAGGCGGTCAAGGTGGCAATGCTATTGCTAACGGTTTAACTCGTATCGGTGGCGGTGCTATCAATGGTGCAGCCAGTGCTGGTGCTGTCAATCCTGAATCAGCAGGCGTTGGTGCTGTTATCGGCGGCGCTACGCCAGCAGTAGTAGGAGGCGCTGGCTATGCTGGTAATCTTATCAGTAATGGATTAAGCGGCCTTTCTAACAGGCTGATGAAAAGCGCATTGAAGCCATCTACAGTGGCAGACCCTAAAGATGTAAAAACTGCTATTGATGTAATGCTAGGTAATGGCCTAAATGTAAGCAGAGGTGGTGCTGAAAAGCTGCAAGGCATGATTACATCTGCTAATAATGATGTAAATAATATCGTGGCAAATGCTCAAGGCAATGTAAGCAAGCAAGAAGTTCTAGATGCTCTACAAAGCTCTACTAAGAAATTTGCAACTCAAGCTACACCGACTAAAGACGTTCAATCAATAAAAGATATTGCTGATGAGTTTTCTACTGTATGGCCTGACCAGATACCTGTTCAAGTCGCACATGAATTGAAAAAAGGCACTTATCGCGTATTGAATGGTAAATTTGGCGAGCAAGGTTCTGCATCAGTTGAAGCGCAAAAGGATTTAGGGCGCGGTCTTAAAGAGGGTGTAGAGAAAATAATTCCAGAGATTAAAGGCAAAAACAAAGCTATTCAGGACTACATCACAACGATTGATTTCTTGAATAGGGCGGCAGGGCGTAACACTAATAAAGACTTGCTAGGACTGGCTTTATTGCCTAGTAACTTTGCTCAAAATGCCATGTTTGCGCTTGACCGTAGTGCTATGGCTAAATCTTTGGCAGCTAGAGGCTTGAATAACCTATCAGGCATGACTACTAATCCTAGAGTGCAGGGGTTACTAGAGCAAACTACGCCTAGATTATTCCCGATATTAGGGGCGCAATGATTACTTTAGATAGCCGAATAAGCCAAGAAAAAAGGCTATGACAGCTAATCCAATCATCTTATATAGCATTACATCTGTAAATTCCATCAAATAATCATATACCCAAGCTAGTAGAAATACTAGCTTTTTTATTAACGCTGTGAAGCGCAATAAGGAATAAATATGGCGACACCTACCACCATGACGGATTTATCCGTTACTGCCGCATCAAACTCACCAGCAGGCAGCGAATCACCCACAGCAGGCGATGACTTTCTAAGGGCTATTCAGGCCATCTTACGCACTACAAATGCCAAAGGCGCTGACATTGCCTCTGCTACTACCACAGACATAGGCGCAGCTACAGGCGAGTTTGTAGACGTAACAGGCACGACCACAATCACAGGGCTAGGCACGATTGCAGCAGGCATTGTGCGTACAGTACGCTTTACAGGTGCGCTTACACTAACCCATAATGCAACATCATTGATACTGCCTACAAGTGCCAATATCACGACAGCCAACGGTGACGTGGCACAGTTCCGTTCACTTGGTTCTGGTAATTGGAAGTGTGTCGGGTACATCCCACAGGCAGGCTATGCACGACCAGGTACAAACGGTGATATTACCTCTCTAACTGCTTGTATCAATATCACGGCGGCAGCTGTAACAGTGGCGACTGATGATAAGGTAGTGATTCAAGACACCAGCGATGGTGACAAACTCAAGACCGTTACAACCCAAGCTATTGCCAACCTTGCCACAGCCCCATCAGGCTCAATTACTGCATCAGGTTACACACAGAATACTTCTAAACTTTTAGGCAGGACTACAGCGGCGGCTGGTGCTATTGAGGAAATATCAATCGGCACAGGGCTTTCTCTTAGTGCTGGCTCTCTTTCTGTAACTGGTGCGGCAGGGGCTTTAATCGGCTATCAGATTTTTACGACTACAGGCGCTTACACCAAAGCAACCAATAACCCAACTTTCGTGATTGTTGAAGTAGTAGGTGGCGGCGGCGGTAGTGGCGGCTCTGCTGGTGTTGCTAATAACGTAGCAGGCAGTGGCGGCGGCGGCGGCTATTCAATGAAAAAGATACTGGCATCTGCTCTGGCTGCCAGTGAAACAGTAACCGTAGGCACTGGCGGTACGGCTGGCGCGGCTGGCTCTAATGCAGGCGGTACAGGCAATACTTCATCATTTGGTGTGTTCTGCTCTGCTACAGGTGGCGGTGCTGGCGCGGCAGGCTCTAGTGCTGCACCTAAAACTACAGCAGGCGGTGCAGGCTCTAGTGGGGATATAAACCTCACTGGCGGCACAGGTATGTCTCACCAAGTACAAACTACAGCTTGTATTCGTCAAGGTGGCAATACTCAATATGCAAGTTCAGCAGCTACATCTGGCGCTACAGCAGGCGTGGCTGGTGTTTCTTACGGCGGCGGCGCATCTGGTTCTTATTCAACAGGTTCTACTGCGGCTGGTGCGGTAGGTGCTGACGGCATCGTTATTGTTTGGGAATACGCATAATTAAATGACCGCATCTAATTGCGGCAAGTAATAACTATAAATCATGACCATGAAAGGCCACTAATGGAACACGAACATGCAAAACATATCGTTGATGCAATATCTATCGGGGGAGTGCTTGCAACATTAGCTGGTTGGCTTCCAGCTGTAGCTGCATTGTTTTCAATTATATGGACTGCAATCAGAATTTACGAAACCAAAACCGTACAGAAATGGTTAGGAAAATGAACAGAATAAAGATTGCATATAACTTTATGATTGACCGTTTAGCAGAACCTAGTACATGGCAAGCCATAGGTTTTGTGGTTGCTTTAATGAGTTCTAAGGGCGCTGGTCTTGATTGGGGAAGCGGTGCTGCATTAGGCGGACTTGTCTCTGCTTTTATTAAAGCAGTAACAAAGGGTTGATATGAAGCTATCAGAACATTTCACCTAT